TACAACGATCCCTGCAGTAGCAACATCTATTGCGGTTTTAGCTATCAGAGACCCTTATAAAGGTCCTGAACTAAAAAAACAATTAGTAACAAACGTATCAGAACTGATTGATATTTTCGGTGAACCCACATCTGGTTCATACAAGGACATTTTATCAGCAACTGGATATTTGAAATACGGTAATAAGTTATACTGTACGGCAGTAATGGCACCCAGCGCTTCGTTCGCTGGAGTACACGGCTATCTTACTTCTGCTGGTGACTTTGACGGATATACCACTTCGGTATCTGGTGCTTATGTATTATCAGATTTTGCATCAGAAGACCCAGATCAATTTGGTGATGAATCGGTTACTTTTGGAGTCAATAGAGAAGATTATGGCCGAGACATTGCTTTCATAGCTGCAACCCGTGGTAATCATGGTAACTTTATCAAAGTATGTATTGTAGGTTCTTACATATATGACGAGGTTCGTAAGGGCACAAAAACATATACTCAATTAAACATTTCATCTGACATGTATAATGACATAGATGCTGTTGATGTTTCTTTTGATGATGCAACGAACACCGAATTCTTGGTTATCGTAAAAACAACTAATCAAGATCAGATTGATAAAGCAAGTCCTACATACTACATTAGAGAGTCATGGTTAGTTTCTACTAATGACCGTAAACTGGACGATGAAGGACAAAACTTATACTGTGAGACATTTCTAAACCAGAATTCAAAATATATTAGATGTTCTCTTGCAGCAGGAGCTAAGAATACAGATTGTACTAACGTTCATGATACTGACTATGATGACTTTACAGGTGGTAGAAACCGAGGTGCAAATGTTTCTGATGCTGACATTATAGCCGCTTATGAATTATACGAAGACCCAGAAACAATCGATATCAACTTATTGATTGATGCTGGTAAATCAACCACTGTACAAACAGAGTTGATTGATATTGCAGAATCTCGTAAAGATACAATGGCACTTCTCGATGTTCCTCAATCACTGGTTGTAAACAATAGAGGTAGTGAGACAACGGACATGAGAGATTTCCGTCTTGGTCAACATGCTACATACAATCTAAATGAAAATTCAAGTTACGCAGCACTTTATGGTAACTGGATAGAAGTTTATGACAAATGGGCTGGAAGATACCGTTGGATACCGTTCTCAGGTCATGCTGCTGGTGTGTATGCTAACACAGATGACGTAAGTGATCCGTGGTTTGCTCCCGCTGGTCTGAACAGAGCGATTATATCCAATGTAAGAAAGTTGGCATATAACCCGAATCAAGCCAAACGTGATATTCTGTATAAGAATGGTATTAACCCAGTTGTATCGTTTGCTGGTCAAGGTAAAGTAATCTGGGGTCAGAAGACGATGTTGGATAAGAGTTCTGCTTTCAACCGTGTAAATGTTAGAAGATTGTTTATTATTCTTGAAAAGGCAATCGCAACAGCGGTGAAGTACTTCTTGTTCGAACCAAATGATAGTTTTACAAGATTACAACTGATCAACATGATCTCACCGTTCTTACGAGACGTAAGGTCAAGACGAGGCATTTACGATTTCTTGATCGTCTGTGATTCAACAAACAACACAGGAGAAAGAATAGATCGTAATGAGTTGTGGTGTGATATTTACATCAAGCCTACTCGCGCGGCTGAATTTATCGTACTGAACTTTATAGCAACAAAAACAGGTGCATCGTTTACGGAATTAGTAGCGGCCGCAGCGACACCAACAGCGTAAAAAATAAAGGGTGACCCTTCGGGGTCACGCTTTTAATGGAGGCAAAAATGCCAGTAAGATTTACAATAGATGGCTTTAAATCAAATTTCAGAGACGGACAAAGAAGTAACTTATTTTACTTCATGCCAAGTTTTCCAGCTGATGTAGTGGTCGGCGATATGGGTAATGACAGAGCAATTTATCTTGTCAGAACAACATCACTTCCAGGCAGCACGCTTGAAGAAATTATGTTGAACTGGCAGGGCTATGATTTTCCTATGGCCGGCAAACACACATTCACATCACTACCAGTGACGTTCAACATGGATCATAAGTCATACATCAGACAAAATTTTGAAAACTGGATCAATAAGATTCATAATCCTATAACGAACGAATATGCTATGTTGAATGAATATATGGTTGATCAAAGATTACAGTTATTAGGAAATGATGGTGAAGCCGTACTTGAATTCACACTACATGATGCTTGGCCGCAAGAAGTTGCCCAGGCAAGTCTTGATTATACAGCCAATGATATCACACAATTTGATGTGACTTTCAGATATGCCTATCATACTGTATCTGACCGACCAACTGGAGGTTAAACAGTGGAAAAATTATTTAAATTTCTGAATTATATCAATGAAGCGGAACATATAACCGCCGATACTGAGAAAGAACGTGACGGCCAGTGGGTCGTTAATAGAAACAAAACCAATGCGGATTACGAGGGCGGCGATTATCAACAACCCAGAGTAGCTATCATGTATGATGGTAAGCAAGGTCAAAACGGATGGTATTGGGAACTTATCACTGGTAAAGACGTTGTTGCGTCTGGTGATCATACCTATAAAACAGCAGATGACGCCAAAGAGGCGGCCCAGTTTTATATGGCCGATGCCGATGAGGACTATGAGGAAGACTTAGGTCGTTTAGGTGAGGATGAATCACCAGAAGCAAAAAAGAGAAAAAGAGAAGCAGAGTCAAAAAAGAGAAAAAGAGAAGCAGAGGCTTATGCTGCGGCGCGAAAGAGAATGCAGGCGATGGGTCACACAAGTGATCCAAGTCAAGGCCGATAAGAAAAACGTGAGGTGAAAATGAGTGGTAAGAAAGTTGTATCAAAAGTACAGAAACCAAGTCTGAAACCAAAACCAGTGGCAGAAGATGTCACACAACGGCAGAAAAGTTTCAAAGACTATTTAAACGTATTTGAATTTGATTATAAATTGCCGGGCAGCGGTGAAATATTAAAAATCAAACCAATAACCATCGGTGCTCTAAAAGGTTTTTTGACATTAGACGGTGAGGTAGACCCTGTAAAGGTTACAGGAATGTTCGATGATCTTTTCAGTGAGGTTGTTTTAACTCCTGATTTTGACCCAAGTAAAATGTATGTATATGATAGATATGCTTTACTTTTAGAGATCAGAAAGATAACAAAAGGTGAGAAGAATCAATTCGAAATGACATGTCCAGAGTGTAAAGGTCAGAGTATTCAAACGATAGATTTTTCAAAGATCGTATCGAAAAAAAGGAAACCTGACATTAATCATTTTGTTGAATTGACAGAACATCTTTCCGTCAAATTGAGATTTTTAACAAGAGAGTTGGAAATGGAAGTATATGAGACTTCTGCTCATGTTAAAGAGGAAGAACAGTTATCAGAGGCACAAGCCAACACAGAACTTAGTTTGATGTTAGAGGCACAGTCTATTGAGGAGATCATTACGCCAGAAGGTCCACAAAAATTAGATTTTCCTCTTTTTGATAAAAAATATCTACTTGAAAATATACCACAGCCATTATATGAAAAACTCAATAAATGGCATGAGGATAATCATTTCGGGCCAGATTTAAGCGTAGAAATAAAATGTTCTCATTGTGATTTTAAAATGTCAGAAGATATTACAGATTTAAATTTAAATTTTTTTTCATAAATAATTTGTTACGAATGGAAGGTACACTTTCAGATGTGGTCCGGTCGCAGTTTTTAGTGGCTCAATATGGAATAAATATAACAGAATCAAATCAACTTGCAATTTTTGAGTTTGATGCATTTTTTAACTTAGCAGTAGAACAAGAACAACGGAAACTTGAAGATTTAGAATCGAATTGATGCGTCACACTTAGCTTAGCTAAAGGATGAAAAGTCTAAAGGTCGCAAAGCCTTTAGGCTTTTTTTATTGGAGAAATATGGCAGTAGATGAACTAAAAAATATTAGCACAGGTATAAAAGATTTAGTCAAGACAACAAAAGACGAATTTAATAAGTTGGCTGGAAAGATAGGCGGCGAAATCGACAGTATCATGTCTGATGAGATAAAAATGGTTACTGGACATCTTAAATCAGGCTTTGATAGTTTTAAAAACGGTGCTTCAAAAATGGTCAGTCTACTCGGCGGCGGCTTTGAAGACGGAAAATACGTTGCTCTTAGAGGTTTGGGACTCCAAAAGAAAGAAACACTTACCAGTGTAAAATCACTTAAACTTGATACACATATGGCAAAACATATACTTGGGTATCAAAAAGATGACTCTAAGAAAAATAAAGAACAACTTGGTCTTATGAAGAAAATGTCCCGTTGGCAAAAAGTGATTGCTTTCTGGGCTAAATGGCAGGGAATAAAATCTCGAATGTCTTGGAAAAGAGTTGCTAAAGGTGGCATTGCGGCTCTGTTCGCTCTATTAGCTATACCATTGATTGCATTAGGCGCTATAATAGCTTCACAGGTAGCGTTAATAACAAGACCATTTGTGATTATAGGTAAGTTTATCGCCAATCTTTTTATCGAATCTAAAAAGTTAACAAGATGGGGTAGAATGTTCAAGGTCATGCTCGGCGGCCGAGGTGCTTTCAGCGGTTTTTTCAAAGGTCTAAACAAGTTGGTTAAGTTTTTCATGAAAATGCCATTGATCGGTCCTTTACTAAAAGGATTAAAATTTGGTTTTAATAAACTTTTCTGGCCACTTCAAATAATATTAAGTACCATTGATTTTGTTAAAGGTTTCATGAACACACAAGGAACCATATATGAAAAAATCAAAGGTGGTATTGAAAACGTCATCGTTAAATTTTTAGAATTTCCGGCTCAGTTATTGGGTTCTATGTGGGAATGGTTTCAAGTGAATTTTTTAGATAGGGACCCAAAAAGCATAAAACAGGGTCAAGCAGCGAAAGATATTATCGAAGGTATAGGTAAAACCGTTAAAATGATTTTTACTGGTTGGGAACTGATTTTCGGAGGCCTCTGGGACGCAGCCAAATGGCTATGGAACGATGTTGTTTCAAAGATTGACTGGAAGGCCCTTAAAGATAAAATATTTGCTTGGGGCGCACAGATTTCAAATATATATTCTTCTCTGAAAGAATGGATATTAGGTCTATTTGGTATAGAAGGAGCAAGAGTTCGTAAAGCATCCGATTTTGAGAATTCGATGGTTAAAGGTACGATAGATTACTCGAAGAATAAAGCACAACTGGAGGGTCTGAGAACTCGTGAAGCGAAACTGAAAGACGAAGGTAAAGATACTGAAGCTGATAGAGTAAATTTAGAAAGACAATTATTAGAAGCCCAGTTACAGAATAATAAGACACAAGCATCTATGTTAGAAGC